TATTAGTAAAAGTAGTAGTTGAACCAGCTACATTAGCTTTACTTGTAAAATAAGTAGCTAGGTTATCAGCCCTAATATTTTTAGTTGTAGTAGCTGATAAATCTAATACGACTATACCATCATCATCAGCTAATGTCAAGGTTGTAGGAGTATTTTGATTACCATCTAACAAGTTTAACTCAGCAGCAGTAGATGTAAGACCAACTACATTATTAGACTGACCTGCAATAGTAGCTACATATGCTTTAATAGATTGTTGAGTTGCTAAGTGTGTAGCACTGTCTGAAGCAAAATCATCTTCATCTTTAAAGCCAGCTATTGATGTAGTACCATCTGTTATAGAGCTAGAACTAAAGTCTACACCAGCCTGTATAACACCTTTAGTAATGCTTAAGTTACCTGTACTAGCTCCTGTAAAAGTACCTGTACCTACAATAAACTTGTCTGCTGATTCGTCATATCCAATAAATGCATTAGCTGCACTGCCACGTTCAATTACAATACCTGCATCATTTCCTGGAGTACCTGTTGTACCAGTACCAAGTTCAATTAACAAGTCCTTAATAGTTGTATTGGTTGTATCAAGGGTGGTAACTGTTCCGTTTACAACTAAGCTACCACTAATATCAACATCACCGTTCATATCAAGGTTGCCACCATTGACAGTTAAGCCACCATTAAGTGTAGTTAAACCTGTAGCTGTAAGAGTACCTGCTGTAACTACATTACCTGATGTATCAGCTACAGTAAACTTGTTAGTGTCCATTGTTAGGCCACCATTAAGTGCTGTAGCTCCAGCAACTGTAAGACCTGCATCAGCAGTAAGTGTACTTGTTACATCTACTGTACCAGCAAAGTCTACGTTAGCTCCTGTAAAAGAGGCTGCTGTAGTAGTACCTGACTTAATAACAAGATTGTTACCGTTATTAGTTAATGAACCATAGTCTGTGCCACCATCCTTAAGTAAGATGTCTGCTCCACCAGCATCAATAGTAATGTCGGCATTAACATCTACTGTAAGAGTACCATTAGGTGCTGCTATTACAGCGTTAGTTCCATCTGAAGTAAGTGATAAGTCTGTCCCAGCGCCTAACTTAATTATACCATTATCAGGTAATACTAAGTCATGGTTAAGAGTTACAGTACCAGCATCAGCCATATCAATATCAACTGCTGTAATACCTGTAGAAGCATCTGTACCTTTAATCTTAAAGTTCTTATCTGCTGTGCTTACTGTAAGCTCTACATCACCTGAGCTATTTAGTATGTCAAGTATTGATGTACCATCATCCTTTATAGTTACGTTAGCGCCACCAGCATCTAGTATAATATCACCAGCTACATCAACTGTTAAGTCACCTGAACTAACAGTGTAACTATTATCAACAATAACTGTTCTATCATTATCGCCTATACTAACAGTGTCTATCTTAGCTGTACCGTCAATAAAAACATCTTTAAACTCTAGTGAGCTTGTACCTAGATCAATATCATTATCGGTAACAGGTACAACTAAACCATCTTGAAATCTTACTTGCTCAACTGCATTAGCACTAACCTCTACAAATACACCATGTCTGTTATTACTTGTGTCAACAGATATGTGGTTCTTTTTATCTGGATCAGCTATAAGAGGTACATAGGAACCTTCATCACTATCGCCATCATGTCTGTGCCCTGTAGTAGCTGAAGTACTAAAGGTAAAAGCATCTCTTAACTTGTTATACTCTGCATTAATAGGAGCCGCCTTAACGACTGCTGTAGGCACAATGTCAGATGTAGATTGGCGTGAATAACCTGCCATAGTTTATCTCCTGTCTCCTAGACCATAAGTAACAGAGAAAGCCTGTACAGTATGGCTAGGGTCTGTTCCATTTGTTACATATTTTATTGATACTGATTTACCTGAACCTGTCACATTTGTAGACCTGATAGGAGATGGATTACCATCATATATTTCTTCTGCATTATATTTTGCTTTATCATAAAACGCTGCAGCACCTTGAGTAGTTATGGCATAATCAGAGGCCAGTAATACGTCTGTATCTCCATAGTCATACTCAATACCCATAGCTATACTTACAACACCTTCTGAGCGTAAGTAAGTATTTACACTGTATATAGTCTTACGTACTTCAGGGTCTTCCATATAAACAAAGGGTGTCTGAAAGTAGCTAAATATAGCTGAGCCATTAAAGTCACTACCTACCTCTTGCCTGTATACAAAGCCAGAAGAGTCACCATGTATAACAAACTCTTCTTCTTCAATGTAGCCACTAGCTACTTGATTAACTTCTATACCTACAACTTGTGAAAACTCAAAGCCTCTACCTGCTTCCCCACTTCTTCTAATACCACCAATAAGACCTAGTGAGTCTTGATCTTGAAAGAACATACGGAACTGAGACTTCTTTTTTAGTACGACTGTCTTTATGGTAGATAAGTCTTCATTTTCTGTAAAGTCTTCAAAGATAGACTGAATAGGTTTAGATAATGTTGCTAATTCAATATCACCAATACGATCTGTTGCAGATACAGGTCTTACACCATCTGGTGCTAAAAATATAATCTCTCCGTTAAACTCTACTATGCTGTCAGGTGCTATACAACCTAAATTGTTTGTAACATTCTGTAACACAAAGTTAGCTTGATTGTCACCCACTAATTTTTTAATGTTGTTAGCACCAAAGATAAATAGTTGATCACGAAATGCTTTAATCTGTACAATTTTAAAGCCTACGTTAATTACCCCAGCGCCATTAGCAGGATTAAAATCTGTTTCAGCTACAGGTGAACTAAAGTGTAGATGATATGGAGCAGCAGCGTCACCAGCTAGAAATAAGTGATTATTAAAGGCTGCTACTAGTGTAGGGTCTGTAGGTGCATTACTATCTGTAATCTGTATATAGTTAGTGCCATCATAAGTAGCTGCAGGGTTTATCCCATCAACTAATGCGAACTTAGGAGAACCCCAATTAAAGTCCTCAAAGCGTACCTGTGTAACACCAACCATAGTAGGTGATGCAGGTCTATATTGCCCAGCACCAGAGCCTACCTCAATAGCTGCTGCTGTTCCTGCGCTTACAGCTATCTGAGTAATAGTATTAAAAAACTTAGTACTGCTAACTGTACTGTTGTTTGGACCTGCTACTACTTCTGTTTGAGCTTGGCCTAAGTAATCTGTACCTGTAATAGTAAAGTTTTTACCTGATTCATTTCCTGTACCAAAGAAGGTTACTTTTCTAGGTTGTTGAGATGCTGCAGTTGTAAAGTTTACAGAACCTGAGTCTGCTAAAGCACCATTGATAGTTAAGTTTCCTGAACCTCCTGGAGTTTGCGAAGCACATACACCATCTCTGTCATTAGCTACAAAGCTAGATACTACTGCAGTCCATCCTATAACAGTTGGTGTACCTGTTACTGTAGTTGAAGCAGTAGATGTACCACCTGTAATCACGTTACTGGTTGCAAATATAGCGCTGGGTAACTTACCAAAGTTTACTACAATACTATTAGATGCAGTAGATACTACTGTACCTGTAGCTGCTACTCCTGTGTCATCTCCAGAGCTTACTACACCTGTAAGGGTTTCACCTACACTAAGATTAGTGCCTGTTCCATTAGTTACTGCTACTGTATAGTAGTGATTGTACCAATGTAAATAGTTGCTACCACTGGCAGGTTTTCTTGTGCCAAACACACCTTGCTGTACATCAGCAGATATGTGAACACCTAATACAGGTACACTGTTAGTTGAATCTCCTGTAAGCTCACCATATGATCTTGCGTAACCACTAATACGACGATACCCACCTAACAAGGCAGGTTCATAGTTAATCAACCTATAAGCTGATCCTGCGAACTGACTGCCATGCGTGAGTGGGTCTAAGTTGTTGTATAGTCCACCACTACAAGGAGTAGCAAATGTGGATAGTTGTTCTGCCATTATTGAGCACCAGTTACAGCGTTGACGTGTTTACCTACTACAGTAGAGGTAATGTATAAAGGTGTGTCTAAAAGAAGTCTTCTCATGTTGTCAATACCGTCCATAAACTTCTTCTCGTGTATTGCTCCACTCTGATCATTAGAGCGAAAGCGCATCATGTACATCATAGCACCATCTACTACAACTGTATTAAACCTATTAGGTATTAAAGAAGTATCGTTAAATGCAGTTAAGTCACTTGGAAATGACCAGTAGCGATACTCTATTTGATACGTATCATCTGGAATAGGAGTAACACCAAACTTAGAGTCCTGCGTCTGGTAGATACGCATAGGTACAGACCTAGCTGTAGTACCTCCTATATCTTCTACAGGTCTGAAACTACGTAGATAATCTGCATATGTAATTACAGATAGTCTCTTAGGTTCATTCTGTTGTGTTTCGTGCTTCTTAATGTAGAATGTGTCCCAATCTACTTTAGAAAAGTCTGCAGGGAAGCTATACACACTTGTACCTGCAACTAATGTCTCTGTGTTAGTCGTAAGAGTAAAGGGCCACTCCTGTGATACTTGTAGTATTTCTCTTATGCTTGAATTAACAGCATCTTTAGATAAAGCTTGTAAGTTACGTACACTTCCAAAACCGTCACCCGTAGTGTCTAGCTCTGTTTCATTTATTCTTCTAAGTAGCTGGTTTATCAGAGTGACATACGTAGTAGACATAAAAAGTATTCCTCTAAGCAAAGTTAAAGGGGCTAGTTTCCCAGCCCCTCTAGTTTAGCACTTAAGCTAGTGTGTCACGATCTACTTCTGAAGGAGAAGCATCACCTTGATCACTAACGTCCATCATTATAGCGTAAACACGAAGTTTACCAGCAGTGAATGTTGCACCAGAACCTGCAAATGTAAGGTCTAGTGTGTCTGCTGTAGCAAGAGTAACGTCTGCTGCAGGTGTAGCTGATGGAGCATAGGCTAAGTCAGCCGCACCATCAATATCAAATGCTGCAACAAATTCGTCAGCGTCTGCTGCACCTAGTGTTGCGGTAGCATCTGTACCTGTGTTTTGTGTTGCAGATTCTACAACTTGAAGACCAGCGTGTAGTACCCTTGTATTAGCAGGGATAGTTAGACACTGAACTACGTCAGCAGACGAACAGTCAATAGCCTGTGCAGTAAGATCAATAATCTTCTGTACCATATAAGGAGAACGTCCTCGTTTGGTATTACCGTGTGCAGGTAAAAGCAATGAAGTAATAGTAGCCATAAGTTTATTCCCCCTTACGCTGCGTTGTATTTAGCAGTTACAATCGCTTCTGGACGAAGGATTTTTCTGCCATAGAGATGCATTCCGCGAACAATGTCCGAAAATGAGTCTGGGTCACGATATGACTCAACTTTGTTGATCTGCTCAGCAGAAGCAACGGCTGAATCGTGTCCAGCAACAATCACACCGTAGTTGGTGTTCTGGTTACTAGAACCTGCAGTACCTGATCCTGTACCTACTGAAGGTAGGTTGTTGGACTGATAGATACGGAAGCCGTGAAGGTTATTTAGAACAAGACCGTTCTGGAGACCTGAGCCACCCTGATCAGCATTTAATACCCGTGAATCTTCGTCTTTCAAGAGTTCCATAAATACAGCGTCTAAGACGAGCCAGCGACCACGAGAGTCTACGTTCTGTTGATCAAGCAAGCGACCCATACGTGCAATAACCTGTAAAGGTGATGCAACAGCAGTGCTTGCAGCAGTAGCTCCACCAAAACGAGGTGACAAAGGAATAGAGTGATCCCCTGCAGAGCTTGTTGTGATGTTACCAAATGAGTCCTTACGAAGCTTCATAGTAGTAAGAAGTTCGTCAGTACCAGCAGTTGAAACTGCAACTGAACCATTTACTGTATCATTAACAGTATCTGCGTCAGCGTGAAGAGCAGACTGCTTGTAGCCAGATAGATAACCTAAGCATTCTTGATCCATTTGATCAGCCAAACGATAGGCTGCACGATCTGTAGCAAGCTGCATAAAATCTATATGACTGTGGGCTTCCTCAATATCGTCAATCTTGAAAGCAAAGTAGTTACTTTTGTCTACAACAAGCTGGAAGTCTTCATCGTCCAAGTCTTGTGCTGTTATGGTTTCACCACGAGTATATGCTTTCACACTGACCTCTGGCTCCTTCATAATTTTCACTGTATCACCTTGGTTTGCAATCTCACCAAAATAATCGTTATTTGTTATAGCGTTAGCTACAGCACTCTTGCGAAATGCAAGCTGTACCTGTTTGCTATAAATGATCGGGCTGAAGTT